TGCCCCGGCGCCCCCCCTGCCAGTCCCCGGGCCATAGGGCGCTTTATGGGAGCACTCCGTCAATGGACGCTTATTAGTCATCGGATTGTTGTTTACATGGTCATTCAGCTGCTGCTCTGTCATTTTTACTTCTGGCATAATCTTGCTCTCCTTCTATGTAATGGTAAATGGTTACTACTGCTTAAGCTGCTTGACAGCCTGGTTAATCCCGGTTGCAGCCAATCCGGATACAATTCCAATGGCCACCGCGTTGATAACATCCTGGGCCGGGAAGTCCGGCATGGTATACATTCCTACCACTCCCAAGGCTGCCCCCGCCACTCCGCATACTACCGGGATAACCTCATTCCTAAGTCTGGCGGATGCTTTGCAGACCATCCCGGCCAGATAGCATATCACTGTAATCCCTGCCACACTCGCTATTCCAAAATCCATATCCTACTCCTCTCTTTCTGCCGGCTCCTCCGGCATCTTCATAAGTTTGTCCTTAAGCTCTGTTGCCACATCATTGCCACCCAGGACATGGTATGCGTCATACATCCGCTTAACATTTTCTTTGCCATATATAGGGCAGTAACCCCTGTCCTGATAATGATTGTAGGCCTGTATGATACGGTCCCTCAAAAGTGCCTGCATACCATCGTGAAGTGCGGCATTTTTCCGGCTCTCCTCCTTCTGCCGTTTTGCCATCTGCCGGTAACATAAGCCTAAAAAGGTGGATATGGCCACAAACAGCCACTCCACCCAATGGACAACTATGTACTGTATTATCTCGCCCATGATGTCTCCTTACTCAGTAATCAGTTCTTCACACTCCAGGTCAACCAGTACCTGGCGCACCTGGTCCTTAATTTTATCCGGGACCTGTCCGAATGTTTTCCTCCCCTTCACAATCAGGGTCGCATAGATGACTGCCATGGTATCCACCTCCTTCCTCAATAATAAAAAGAGCAGCAGCCTAAGCATTGAGTACTGCCTCGACTTCCGCCCTTAACTTCTCCGGGACCTGTTCAATCGTCTTCTTGCCCTTGCGAATAAGGTCCGCATATACAATTACCATATAACTTGCCATTCCTTACACCTCCATTCCCTCGTAAATTTCTGTCAGGGCCAGCTGGGTATTGGTTGCCTCTTCGGCCAGTGCCAGATTGGCCTCATACTGTTCTGTGAGTGCCAACTGTGCCTCTGTAAGCTGGTCACCCAGACTTACCACCTGTTCCTGCAGACGTCCAATATCTGACTCAGGCAGATACGCAAAGACCGGCTGTGGATTACCAGCATTGGTCACATCAATATGGTCCAGTCTCGCACCATCGGGAATATCTACCCACATGCACTGCAGGCCTTGTGGTACCCGTTCCTCGCCATACATAATAGTCCAAATACGGCCGGTGTCGTCATAGATTACTAATGCTTTCATGTTTCATCAATCCTTTCTTTGTGATATACTGTTTATCAATGATGGTTTCAAGTATAGGTATGTTTCCTATCTTGCGATACTATTGTTTATGGGAAGAGCATTTTTGGCGTTTCCGGAAATGTGCGGAAGTATGCGAGTATAACTAAAACCCTTACATCATCTACCAGTAAAGTCAATTTTACGGGAGGTGATTGCTCCATATACGCTTATTATGTGAGTATTAGCAATATTGGTTTCACACCTCTCTATGCATCAATTGTAGGTGAACACGCTGATTACACCCCTATTCATGGAGGAGGAGATGGGTGGGGATTTGCTTATGCTGAAAGAAGCAACAGAAGTAGTTATGGAACCCAATTTTTATATTGGCTTAATGGTGGATACTATTCCTTAAACTCCGGCTTGGTAAGACTCCCAGCGGGATCAATAAACGGGGGAAGAAATATGACAGTTAAAGTATTTGGTTACTATTAATAATATCCGGCAACACAGTACCAGACAGTACCATTTTCAATACATGGTAAGACAGCATTGGTACTATTTACATGCCAAGCACCACTCATATTAAAATCAAATCGGTAATTCCATCCAGCACAGTGGGCAGGATTGCCTGACCAAAATCCCACTAGGGCCCCATCTGTCCAGGCAATGCACGATACATTAAACCCTGTTGGTATTGTCGCCTTATACATTAACCTTCCAGGGTCATATCCAGCACTGATAGAGATGCTTGCAGTACCTGAGGATGATACGGTACTGTTTTTCACGGCATACTTTCGGACTTTGCCGGCCACCCCAAATATAGACTTCCCATAAACAATATTATGGCTCTAAAAACAGGCTTCCCATAAACAATATTATTTGCATTTAGGTTCCCGTCCCCTTTAATGGTCTGCGCCCCAGCCAGGAACTGATTAGCCGCAATAACCTGGTTAGATGTCCCTGGCGTGTAAGTCTTAGCGGCTATTTCCGCCATGATTCCCGTCAATGGATTTCCGTCTTTATCTACGATCACTTTCCCTTTGCGTACATCCGATGACGCTGCTGTTATCACATCCAGGTCAGCGCCATCACCGCCCCCAGGTATCCATATCTTACCCATTACTGCTCCTTTCCAATACCGCCAGTATCTCGACCTTCTCGCCTTTTGTCAGGTTCCTGTAACCTTCCAGGATGTCTGCCGGCTCCTCTCCTTGATTCTTCCTTATTCTGAGCCCCTTAATAACTATCGCTTTAAATATTTCATTCATCACACTGCACCTCCAATGATATCTGCCATAGCCACTGTAAGTTGGGCATTATCTGCCCTTAGCTGCTGGATCTCTTCCTTGTCAGTTGGCAATCTGTCAATTACTGTAACACCATCAGCCTTAAAGAATACACCATTAATATACTTGTCATTCCTCTCACAAACGTACTGCATGCAATCAACGGCAAATGCAGTATCACCATATACAATCCTTGCAACCCTGTTTGCATCTTCATAGCTATATGCAACACAAACATCCCTGATTGTTTCATCATGCACCAATGCATATACTTCATGTGCTACCATAATTTACATCCTCCTTACTTAATATAGTCTTAACAATATTACTCCTGAACCACCGTATCCAACTGGTCCACAGTATGGTCTATATGATTGGTCACCATATGGTCTATTCTGGCCGCCGCCGCCTCCACCAGTACCTGCTCCACCATTAGTAGCTGGATTTCCTCCGCCGCCCGCCCCTCCAGCTCCGCCATAATAACCGGTCCAATAGCGTCCTTCTGATGAACTACCACTTTGCCAGTACCCACTACCGGAACCACCACCACCAGAATATAGTGTATTACCAGCTTCACCAAATGCTCTTGTGGTTCTACCCTGACCAGTTCCAGGATTTAATGTTTGTGATGCATATTCTCCAGTTCCTCCTCCAGGTCTACCATTCCCACCGTCTTGTCCACCACTACCACCATTTCGATAGGCATACCCCCATGCGTCACCGTCTCCGCCACCGCCGGAACCTCCATTTCCTCCCTGCACTCTTGAGGCGCCAACCACTATACCAGACTGTCCGCCACCAGCAGTGCAGATATTTCCAAATGAAGTTGCAGCGCAAGCACCACCTACAGTAGCGGCTATTTGTTGTCCAGGAGTTACATGTACACCTTTGGCAGTATTTGTATACCCACCACCGCCTCCAGCTCCGCCATGTAATGGGTTTGTTGATGAAAGATTTCTTGATACTTCACTGCCATTACCTCCACCCCCAACACAGAATACGTCAATAGTGCTGAATCCATCTGGTATTGTATATACCTGTGTACCAGTAATTGTAATATTTTGCACTCCACCAGTGGCTACGGTTGCTTGCTTGATAGATGCTGGGTCATATACCGGACTCCATATATCTCCAAAGCTTGTTGTTGCATATCCAAAACATGTAAAGTAATATAATGTATTGAGATTTGGCATATCCATAAATACCTGTGACCAACCACCCGGAGCTGTATTACTACCAACTCCAGCATATCCCGCGGCAAGGTTGGCATCAGGTTCATTCCATGCTGGATATCTGCCTGCCATACATTTAACGATAACCCCACCAAATGGTTTCCCTGGAGTGGGGTTTGGATTCTGCCATTTTACTAATACGCGCCGCCCAGAATACGGCGCTACACTAAAAGACATTATACTGTTGACCGTCATTCGTCCGATGCCTGGTTCGTCATTACTGTCTGATGTGACCGCAGTCTCTCCAGCCAGTACATGGTCCAGCGTGGCTGTGCACTCGTCACTTCCAGTTCCGCCTCCGCTCCCGCCTGTCATCAATATTTCACCCATTTGTCTTTACACTCCTTTCAGGCCTACGGTCATATCAATCGTGGGCTTCTTATTGTAGCATTTAAATGTTGCCTGCCCATCTGCCGTGTCCCCATCGTCAATCATTCCAAATGCCTTGTTATACGCTTTCACCTGTTCCGGTGTTGCCCCGTCTGCAATCACCTTTACCAGTATGGGGTTGTCCTCCGTTGTCAGCCCCTCTATCGGCACAGTCTGGGTATATGGGGCCGCAGTGCTCCATCCGGATGCCTGGAGCGTGACGGGTACAACATGGTTCAGGGCATTCACTGCCCTATTCGTAGCGTTAATGTCACTCGGACCAAATATGTCACCCTCCTGGCTGTACGCAGTCACATCCTGAATTTCTGATTTTCCTTCCCCATCCTGGATTATCTGATACTTTCGGTTGCCCTCAAACACATCTGCCTTGTAATTTGTCTTTAATGCCATTCTTACCTCCTGTTTCCTATTCCCCTCATGCCCAGCCTAAACGCCAGGCGCTGCTGTCCGCTCACCATGCTGTCATACATATCCCCCAAGTCCTTAAGTATCTGCTCAATGTCATTTGCCTGATAGATGCTGCTGTATGTGATTTTTACTGGGGTAGCTGGGGTACAGCCCTTGGTATAATAGGCAGCCCGCAGCGTTTTAATGTTGCCCAGCAGCCTGGACATCTCCGTATCCGTCCGGAAGTCCTCCATCCTCCACGCCTTGGTCTGTATGGTCACCCCCAGACGCCCCGCCAAAAGCGCACAGGCATCTTCCACACGGTTCAAGTCTGTATACGCTATATATGCCCTATCTGTGTCATTGGCCAGGTCATCCGCCGTCCTGTCCGTTATCAGCGTTTCCAATACCGTACTCATCTTACTGTCACCTCCGCCGTTACCTTACGCCGACTAAACTTAAAATCCAGCTTCGTGATATTGCCCGTCATTGTCCCCCGGAACCCGGTTGCCACATTTACCCGGTTCCCTAACTCCTGGTCGTTTATGACAGCCCGGAAACTGATACTCTCATTGCTGCTGTAGTATCCATATACCCGATCAAGCACCGCCTGCGCATTTCCGGCTGTCACCAGTGTGGCCTCCTTGACTTCGGCAATGTTTTTATTCTGCGTAATCTTTGGGTTTTCTTTCAGCAACATGGCCGTGCTGTGGTTGTACTTAAGCCCGGTCAGTACCACTTCATTGCCCGTGCCGGTTATGCAGGCATAATTGTCTCCATGGTCCCCAAGATTTCCACCAGTAATAGACAGACCGTGATAAGGCTCTGAAAACTCTATCCTCGTAGTGCCATCCAGGACCCCCTTATACAGCTGCGCGGATTCTGTCCCCTGGGTATAACTGTGTACATACAGCCGGATGCCGGTTATGACATCACTGTGTTCCACACTTAATCCCAACCGGATATCTTTGGCCGTGAATTCGCTGGTGACCTCGGTCTGCTGTGGGTATATGTACAGTTGCCGGTCATAACTGGTGTCCACCAGGGCTCCAATGGCAAAGGCCAACTGCTGCAGGGCTACACGTTTCGTACATATTGGCAGGTACCCACTCACCCGCACATCGACATAAACATCATCTAAAAAGTATGTGATACCTTCTCCGGCCATAATACCGGCCAGGATGTCTGATACCAAAGCATTGTTGTACACTCCGCCCATGAACTGGTTGTTATCCAGGATTCCCACTGCGTCCTGTGTCTCCACCGAATACCGTTTCGCTCCCAGCTGCTTCCCATCCTTCAGATAAAAAATCCCCAGTATTGCCTCGTCAAAATACAGCGTCTGTTTCTGCCGATTCTGAAATTCAAACGCATAATCAGACTTGCTTCGGATTGTATAGTCCATGGTATTGATGCTTACCGCTTCGGATATAGGGCTCAGCTCCATCAGGCAGCTGATATCCTCTATCTCATCATCCTTAAACACACGGATGAGTCCCCAGGTTATCCCTGTCAGGAATACGTTGCGGTACGGCTTACTGGTCCTCAGGAAGGTAACGACCACCCGGTTATAATAATCCACGATGCCATAGCAGAAGTAGTCCGGACTGTCCGGGGAATAATCCCGATCTGATAACAGTTCATCCCCGCGGTACCATTTAATATTGACCATACTGCAGTAGTCCCCCGAATAATCGTTGAACCTAAGTGTTATCCCCACACTGGAATAAGTTTGACCGAATGTGAATGTGATTGAAGGCGGTTCTCCAAATGTTCCGCCTGCATCGGATATGCTGTCACTCACATACCCCATGTCAGCCAGCTCGTCCGGAGCATTGTTGTAGTTACCATCCATCCTCGCGTACCTGGGCAGACACATGGCATAATCCGGGAACTCTACCCCCGATTTTAGGTCCTGGAGGTCAACATAGTAATCATGGTCGCCCGAAGCCGCCGTATTGTCCTCTGCAGCCCCCAGGGCAATGTCATCGTAGACAATCTTAAGCCCACCCGCACCCGTCATCCTCTGGTTCTTCAGTACGGACAGCCACAGATACCGGTATGCCCGGCTGGTCTCAAGGTACGTGATGACCAGCTGATTAAACAGCGGCACCTTGGCCCGGCAGAAGTACTCCACCCCATCCGGTTCAAACTCCTGCTCCTGGACCAGTTCCGCATCCTTGTACCAGGAGATTTTAAGCCTGCTGGCATAATCCCCGGATACCCTGTTAAAAACCATGGACACGCCATTGCTGGTCTTAAGCCGGTCAAAGGTAATCGTGATGGATGGTGGCTTGTCAAACACACCGTCCGGGCCGCTCAGCGCCGTACTGATATAGCCGTTCTGGCTGTCTGGGATTGTATCCGGGGTATTGACATAGGTCCCATCCAACCTTGCATACCGCGGCAGGCAGTAGGCGTATGGCGGCATGTCCTGCTCAAAACTGGTCAGGTCGTCCACGGATGAGTATGGCTGCTGTCCATTGGTCTCTACCCTTATGTCCCACTTCATCGCTTTACCGCCTCCTTTGTGGTTCCATGGCTGTGAAGTTTAATGACAGCCCATCCATGCCCCAGATGTTCTTCCCGTTCCGGATCCGCAGCTTATCCTTCCCCTGGCTGACATAAGCCTGGAAGGTCAATGTCTCCTGCCCATACGGGAAGGTCATTTCATGGCTCGCGTAGTTTGGGTCGGATATGATGCTGTAAAACGCATCATAGGATGCCAGGTCATTCATCCTTGGGTAGATTTTCATTGTGTAGTTGTAGAAAGTCCCTATGATGTCCCGGTCCATGGAGTAATCCAGAGTTCGCCCGGACTGCTCCGTATCCGTGACCGCAAAGCTGCGCTCCAGTGAGTCCTTCTCCACTTCCACGTTGTAAGCCTTGCCGTCCATTAAAAATACATTATCCATATCAACCTCCTCCTACAATTACCAGGCTTACGCCCTTGCGGGCTGCCTCTTTGTCCAGTTCCGGTTTCAACACACGGGCTAATGCTGCCAGGTTCCCAGTCAAGTTCAAGACAATCTGTATCGGCCGGTTCCCTTCCGCCTGCAGACGGCTTATCATCTCGTCCATTTTAGCCACCAGGTAGCCCAGTGTCTCTTCCTGGCCGTATCCTGCCGTGTTCCTCATGCTTGTGGACATCTCACCTGCCCTTGGCGGCACAACGGTTCCGCTGGCCATTCTGGGCAGATAGGATGCTGCGTTCGGGATGTTGATACTGATAGGCAGCTTCACCTCCACACCGTCAAACACATCCATGACACCATCTAACCACTTCTGGACTGTGCTTCGGGATGATGCCGCCATAGCACTAATGCCGTTATTAAATCCGCGCACCACATACTCCGCAATGCCGTAAAACTCCTTGGACGGCGAGTTGATATCAAACTCTTCCTCGGCCTCTTCCATGGCTTCTCTCGCCCACCTTTTAATGGCATCCTTTGCCATGTAAGCAAAGTCAGAGATACCATTGGCGAATCCCTCATTGATCCTCTTCGCCATATTATAAAATGCGGCGTACATGCCGCCGGTCCCCTGCGTATCACTGTCACCCCAGAACCATTCCTTCACATTCTTTGCCCAGGTCTCCATGGGTGACCGGGTTTCAGTATGGCTGTCATCAATCTTGGCATTGAATGCCTGGATAATGAGTTCCGCAAATTTTGTCCAGGACAGCTCATTCACACCCTGCACCTCATCCACGCCTACAAACCACTTTCGGACATTCTCCGCCCAGGTTTCCATGACGCTCTGGGATTGTGTATAGTTTTTATTAACAGTATTGTTGAAGCCCCTCATGATGCTGGTGGCCCACTTCTTGGACTCCGCGGAATCCCCGGAGCTGATGCCGAACTTATTAGAGAACCAGCTGGCCACACCGGATGCCCAGGACTGGACGACGCTCTGGGAAGCGGCCTGCTCGTTTGTCACGCCCTGATTGAATCCGGCCACGGTGTTGGATCCGACGCCGGCCAGTACGGTTGACGGACTGTGGATACCCAGGAGGCTCTTGATACCGTTCACGAACGGGTCTGTAATGTTAGCCTTTATAAAACCAACTGGGTTAGAAAAGAATTCCTTCACGCCTTCGCAGAAACCTTCCCAGAGGTATTGTCCCATCCCTGCCATGACCGTTGACGGGCTGTGGATACCAAAGCCTGCCTTCAAGCCATTGATAAATGGATCCACCACGTTGGTCTTAATCCAGGAGACTACTCCCTTAGCGGCATCCACGATTCCCTTAAGCATCCCAGCCCAAACATCACCGCCGCATTCCTCTATCTTTCCATTAAAATAATCCTTTGCCGCCGCGAACCCGTCCGCTATCAGGGTCCCAATGAACTTAGCCAGAGCCCCAAAAGCAACGCCCAGCGCAGAGTACAACAGCGTGTAAATCTTCCCTGCAAGGCCAATCCAGTCCACAGCCTCGATACAGTCAACAATGCCCTGCACAAAGGATGCCCAGTCTGTCTCCTGCACCACGGTAATCAAAAAGTCCAGGATTCCAATTACGAATGTGCTCAATGCCTCGCCTGCATCAGCCCACCGGAATGTCTGGAAGAACGTGCTGATACTGGTTGCGATATGCTCACCCATTTCGACCCACGGGAAATCTTTTGCGAACTGCAGCATTGCGTCAAAAACTGCGTTAAGCCCAGCCGCAAACAGATACCCTAGCTGCTCCCATTCAATTTTATTCGCAATCCCCACGATACAGTCAGACAGGGCAGTCCCGATGGCCCCCCAGTCTGTGCCAATGATGAATCCTAACAGACCGGATATCTGCGCCTGGAAATATGCGCCAATGGTTGCGCCTACAAGTCCCCACTCTACCGTATTGACCATCCCCATAAGGCCTTGAGACAACGCATTGCCCAGTGCGAACCACTCAATTTGGGTAAGAAGAAGATACAACGTATGCGCTATGGTATTAATGCCAGTGCCGAACATGACGCCGATAGAATACCAGTCAATCTTGGCCACCAGACTGTTGAACAGGGTCGTGAACGCTGTTACAAAAGCTGTTATCTGCGCACCTATATTGTCCCAACTGATAAACTCTGTGAAGCTTTGTACTGCCTCGTTAATCTTCTGACCTATCAGCTGGCCTATCCCTTCCCAGTCCCCGGCTGTAAACATTTCTTTCAGCTTATTTGCAAAATCACTGATTCCCTTGTCTATACCGACAGTCTCAAACATATCAGATGGGCTGGCCCCTCCGCCACCGCCTCCGGATGCATCCGCACCTTGCTGCTGTATCTGTACCAGATCATCGAATGGAGCCAGGGCTTTCTTTGCCTCTTTGCCGGCTGCACTCGCAGCGCCTCCCGTCTTTTTCAGACTGGCGGCATAATCCTCGTTAGCCTTTTTGGCCCGCACGAATGTACTCCCGCCCCCCAGCGCGGAAAAGAACTGGTTGATATAGCCCACTGCCGTTGCCAGAAGGTTAATCAAAGTATTAAGTACCGGAGCCACATAGGACAGAATGGGCGCGAACGCCGCCGCAAAACTATTTTTAAGGTAGGTCATGTTGGTCATCAGACCAGACATAGACTGGTTTGCACGGTCCGAATACTGCACCAGGTTCTGCATACCTTCCTTCACACCCTGTATGGCCGCCCTCATGGCCATGCGGATGAGCATGAGCTTGAACATATTAGACAGCTTTAGAATGCTCTTGCTGACGTTGTTTGATGATTTCCCTAGGCCTCTTAGACTGGATACTGCCTGTTTTGCCTTATTGGCCAGTCCACTGCCCAGAGCTTTTCCGAAATTGGTGACGGTATGGGTGGCAGATGAAAATGCGCTTTTGATTAGGCCCGAAAAAGCCGACGTGCGGTTTCCCGCTTTTTCAACTGATTGCCGGTATTCGTTAACCCGCGCGGTAAGCCTGGATATTTCTGCCTGGTTTGCGTCATATTCCGCATATCCCGTGGTGACCCCGGCTGCTTCAAGTACTTTTTGCCGCTCTTTTAGTTCTTTTAGTTTCTGCACAAGTTTAACAACTTTCTGGTTGCTGACTTCTGCATTTTCCCCGATTTCCTGTAATCGTTGGGATTCTACGGCTGCCCGGCCTTCCTCTGCAGCTAATTCCGCGAGGCGCTGCTTCTGCACATACAGCTTATTGTTCAGGCTGTCAAGGGATTCTGCTTTCTTCTGATATGCTGAGGTATCACTTCCTGCCGTGTATGCCTGTCCGGAGGATTCAATATCTGACATCTCCGCTTTATAGGCAGCGAGTGTGTTCCTGGCCTCGTCAATATCATATTGTAGATTTTTCCACCGGGACGAACGCTTGCTGACGCTCTGTTCAGTCATCTTCTGTTCTTGCGCCATGAGCTTATCAAGCCGCACCTGGGTTTTGGAAACAAGGTCCGAATATTGCTTATATTCTTCTGTTGGGATGTTTTCCCCACCCATCTGCTTCATTTCATCAGAGAGTTTAACGATTTGGCTTTCAGTATGGGCAATCTGGTTTTCAAGTTCGGTAAGCTTTATGGATTTCCCAAAAGCATCATTGATTCTTTTGCCGGCGGCTTCTGAGCTTTTAACGAGAGTCTTAACCGCACGGTCAAGGGTGCTGACCCCATCCTCAAAACCACCTGTATCTACCTTCGTGTCAAATTTCAGGCTTCCATCTGCCGCCATACCATCACCTCCTGCACAGGCATAAAAATAAGACGCCCATCCGGCATCCTAACCCAATAAGTTATTCCAATAATCAATCTCCGCCTGCTCCTCTTCGGTATACCGTTTCCGGATGTCGCAGAGTTTCTTGTTGTTGCGGTAAAACTCCTGTTCCCACTTTTCCAGCTTCTTTCCCTTGGCTTTCTTCTGACGGATTCCCAAGACTGCGGAAAATGTCCCTTCCTCAATCTCCATGAAATACCCTGAGAATGTCCACCAATGGATGTATGGGGCCGCCCTGGTCTCCGTACCTGCCACTTTGTTGATGGCGGGAAATAAGATGGGTTCATCCTGTTCCCAGTCCATCACCTTCCTGTCCGGCTTCTTATCGTCATCCTCCTGGCCGCAGTCCACAAACCACTTGGCCTGTAGGATAGCCTCCTCCAGATGTTCCTGCGATATCTGGCTAAAACCATCCCGGTATAGGCGCTTCATCAAGATTTCCAGTTTTTCTGCAGGTGAAAGCTCCGGGTCGGAACAGGCCGCCAGGAAAACCAGTATGTTCCGGTAATCGGTTTCAATGGGATAGCTTACCCCGCCCACGTCAAGGCTGGTTGGCAACTGGCCAATCATTTCCCTATATCCTCCAGATACTTCCTGGACTTTTCCCGATTCTTCCTGGCATACTCCTCGACAGCAGGCTTCATCAGCACAAGTAGGCCCTCCAGCACCCCTTCATACAGATATTTCTGGCCAACAATGCAGAGCGGGGACTGACCGGCAAATATCGTGTCATATACATCCGATAGGAAGATGCCATTGAACGCCTTACGCATTTCTCTGGAAAACTCAGCCACGTATGCACCGTCCCTTTCCATATCGCTTTTTGGGGTTCCGTCCGGATTCAGTTCAATCCCCTCCGGGGGACTGTAATCCTTAAAATGTCTCTGTACATCCAGCACACGGTTGATGATTTCCGGGTCTGCCGGGTTGAACCGGATAATCCGCGTCGGGTCGTCATTTACCGTGAAGCTCTCATAGCCATCATCAAACAACAGGCTCTTCATTTTTTTTGCCATCAGGTTTTACCTCCTCTTTGACTTCTGCCAGCGGCACAGCCGCCGCTGGCTCCGTTCTTCATGCATCTGCTGTAAACGTCTTTGTAGCAAGTACAAACTTACCCTTAACCCTGTTTCCAGTGTGGTGCACATTAAATGGAATCTGATACCCAGTGGTATCTCCGCCATAGCTGGACACTTCAATGATTGCATCTTCCTTATACGCCACATAGGTACCTTCCGCTGATTCAACTGGTTCCCACAGATGTACTTCCACCACACTGGTCTTAAGGTCATCCAGGGTCTGTCTTTCATCCACAATGTCCTGCAGACGGTCAAACAACGGCTCTCCAATCTCAGCATAGTACGGGTCAGCGGATGCCTGGGGCTGATAGCTGTCCAGATTGACGGATGTCTCGCCCCATATATTATTTTTAGTTTCCACATTGGCGTTCATCTCTACAATGTACTCTTCCAGGTCCTTGCCCAGGCGGCTGTATTCAGCCTTGCTGGCAGATGGGAGGGCCGCATCAATATAGTGTGCCATCCACTTTCTTTTGATTTTTCCTGCTGCAGGAATTGATTCCGCAAACAGCTGTAAGTTCATTTTACGCATGGTTATTCCTCGCTTTCTATTTGGTAGGTCACCTGTATTTGTATCTGGTACAGGATTCCATCATTAACAGTCTCACCCATGGGCTGCATGGCCATTGCATTGGATGTGATGGCTTTTATAAACCTGGCCTCCATCTCCTGGTTGCCAATATTGACACTAAGCCCACCCTCCTCCGGCAGCTGTTCCAGCCAGTATCCCAGTTCCAGAAGGAAATTGCTGTTGACCAGCCGGCAGTAATCCGTGAAGGACGGCGCCACCGCATACATGGCGAAGTTGTGTCGGCGGGTCTGGTTCCCCAGCATATCCTCCTTGACCAGGCTGTCCCCATTGCTGGACAGGCCATAACTGGAGCCCGGCTCCGTGAAATCCACATGGATATCTCCATCAACCAGAAACTCCGATATTTTGGGATACTCCGTCAGTTTCTGCCTCATAAAATCTATGATTGTCATTAGGTCCCTCCCCTGTCTATCAATGCTTGGGCAGCCTGCAGGATATCATCCTTATGGTCAGCCTTCATCCGGTCAAAAAACTTCTTTCCGCGCACAGGAGCACCGGCATAGGTCAATTCCTGGTCTGTCGGTATTTTAATCTCGTTCTTCTTCGCCCAGGCGCTGCCTGTTGTCGGTGATACATATAGGATGCCTTCATGCAAATAATGGGCATAAGGACCTGGTATGTCAATCTGTCCGGAGCCAATTACCGTAGCCATGACCATCATATGCTCCAGCTCCCCTGCCTGGCGCCGCGGCATATAGTCACCCATATACCTCATGCATTCGCCATCCACCAGCTTCTGCACCGACCCCCCAGGCTGCAAGCCGTGGTTTCTTTTAATGGTTTCTGCAGTGCTGATATTGAATTCCACCTTCATACCAACACCTCCTACTTACAGGCCAACTCATAATGTTGTACTGACTCACTGCCATACAGCCTTTCATCTACTGTGGTCACCGTCAGGAATCTATGGGCCGTCTTAAGGGCCGCCAGGGACTTTGACATGGCCTCCTGGCTGCTGCAGTCTACCTCATCCTCAATGATACCCTTGACAGCCAGGTCCTTGCCCTGGGTCAGTTTTATGGTCCCAGCCAGGCTTTCCATAGGGATGACCAGAAGGACAGATGTGCCCTCCCGCTGGCCAGTCTTAAGATAGGTGGACTGCCTCACGTCCTCCCAGTACACACCCTCTATGGGCATCCTGGTGTACATCTCAGTCTTCCCATTCTTGCTGTACAAGTACAGCGTTACATCCGCATTGATATACATATCACACCCCCTGATAACACAGACCGGTATGAGCCAGCCATTTCATAACAATGCTGCGCTGTTCCCTGCTGATTGCCGTAGCAGATTCCTGGGCACTGACAAAACCGACTGAATATGTGCCAATCTTCTCCGACGTCTTCCCTCCGGATTCCTTCTGCTGCTTCTCCCTATGGTATTCGGATTCCGACAGTTCACAGCAGCACATCTGTACTTCCTCGGGAACATCTGACACACCTTTCAAGCGGTTGAATGTATACCGGTCAATGACCTGGCTGGCAGAACGTGCGTAAAAAAGGAAGCCAGCTGTGATGACCGGCTTCCTCCCCTTCAGGTAATCGTTGATATAGTACGTTTCGTCAGTGTATGCCCGCATCGCGCCCAGCCTCCTTACTGCTTAATCAAGGTTACATCCTTTGTCACTGCCTCAGCTGCCACAGTCACCGTCTCGGTAATCTGGCCGTATCCTGATTTCTTAATCTTCGCGGGGTATGTCCCTGCCCGCAGGTTAAACTCTGCCACACCGGACACGTCCGTTTTAACCCTGGAACCATTCACATCCACAATTGCCCCATCAATGGCTGCTGGTGTCTCGGCGTTGTCTTTAACTGTAAAGGTTATCTTCTGGGTTGTAACCGGGCTTGTAGGCTCCAGGTAAGCGAATGGACACCCTAAACGGTCTTCATCCATCCGGGTTGCCGGGTTCGGCAGTGCCCAGCCCATACGAAATACAATTCGCAGCGCCACCATGTCCTGCTGGGCCAGGTTGTACTCAATTTCCTTCGTTACCGGGTCCTGAATCACACCCTGGTCAAGAATCTTCACCGTCACGTCCTGACGGATGGAATACACCGCCTGTTTGAAATCACCGACAATCAGCTGTGCAATAGTGCTGTCATACGCTCCGTTCTGCGGGAAATACATCGGTGCCCCATCCAATGCATAATTTGTGGACCCCTGCATGTCGGACTTAAAGATGAGACTGCCATCAGTTGACCGGATGCCCCTCAGCTTTGCCCTCATGGTCATGGCGGCCAGGGCTCCGGTAGCCATGTAGCCATCTTCCTCCACCTTGGAGATGACACCGCCTTCGCCCAGAAGCAGATTATAATAATCCGGACTGGATCCCACAGCCACATTGTTTCCCGCCTGTCTGGCCAGCGTGATAATGTCATTCTGCCAGTTACGCGGGCGGTTCACGCCAAAGATGATGGCGCTATCCACGCGCTGTCCAATTGCCTCATTGACCCTCGGTGTGATCTCACCGAAAATATCAAACTCCGCATCATCCAGCACTGCCTCCGGAATCGGCACAATGACTGCCAGCTCTGCGGCCTCAATGAATACATTATCCCAGGCCTGCCTGGTGGTCTGTTTCATGCCGGTATCACCGTCCACCCAATATGCGGTGGGAAGGAAGTCAAGTACTCTCATTCGTGTCTGGTTGCTTGTCATGTTCGGCAGCTTCCGTGCCAGGGACATGAAAGTGGACTGCTTTGGCGCGTCCTGGAAAATGGTTGAAATAACCTGCTCACGGATAATGGCCTCCGCGTCGGCCCTGCTTGTAATACTTACTGGCATAATCTAAATCCTCCTTATTCTCTGCCCAAGATACTTCTTAAGGCATTATTTGCTTGTGTCCTTGTGTCATCTGTTTTCTCACCACCTGGCCCAGGAGTAGGCGCAACCACCCGGGGAATACCGACGTCCTGAAACAGATAGCCCTTATCCTTCTTAACAGCTTCCAAAGCAGCCTTGATATCTGATTCCTGGTTCTTGCTCCCCTTCAGCTTCTCCACATCCAAGAAGGGCATAACTGCCTTGATGTCCCTGGGCTTAAACCCTTCTGCGGTAGTCTTCAGCAGATCGTTAAAATCCCGCTCCGCCAGCTGCTTCTGATACTCAGCGTCTTTATTGGCCAGGTCTGTAGTTAGGGTCTGTATCTTCCCCTGGAGCTCCGATATGTTGACGCCTTCAAAGCTCTTAAGGGTAGCCTGCGCCGTGCAAAGCTGGGTTTTGTATGTGTCCCTCTCCTGCTTAATCCCATTGATGTCTTTGCCATATTCAGCCATGACATAATCAATCTGTTCCTGGGTTAACCCCTTTGCCTGTAAATCCTCTGTCTTCATCTTCTTTTCCTTTCCTGCCCGTCCTTAGGTTATTTGTAGGTGTGTAACCATTCACCAACGGCTAACTGTTTTAGGTCTTATCATCTGACCGATTTTTAAACATAATAAAAGCACCTGACTAGTCAGATGCTTCGTTCTCCCATTTATATTTATAATCCTTACATATATCCTCCGGCGGCTTTTGAGCTAATACAATTTCTCTCGGTATGCCTTGTGGATATACTCTGCATTTCATACCCTTTTCACAGTATTCACATTTAAGGCATATAGGAATCACAATCACTGCTTTCGCCACCTTTCAATATGTTTTATAACTAATTGTTTAGCTTCATCCGGAACAGCTTCATTATTTCTCATTTTTACAAATGCTTCGGCCAGGGTTTCAAATCCATCCTTCATGGCATCCGAATATCCGGATACTCCTGGAACATATTGACTTTCCAATCGCTCTTTGAAGGCATTGTATCCAGAAATAGTTTTAAATTGTTGGCCTGCCATTACGTGGGTCATTTCATGGATAGCATGGTCCTTGATGGTGCGGCCGGCAAAATAACCAGTCTCATAACCAGCCTTCACAATCCTTCTAAAATCAGAGAAATTATAGCCTTTATTGATTACGAACTCAACTTCCCTTGACCCATGATTATCAACTACCCTTGTCAGGTATGGGGTGTCTGGGAATCTGTCACTCACATCCTGCACTAACGCTCGGTCAATCCGAAGGTCATATTCCCGTTTCATTTCATCTATTCCTGATTGAATTTCATCGACTATATCTGGGGTAATATTTTTTGCGTTCAAGGCTTCATTTGGAAGTCTTATCTCTTTTATTATATCAGCTTTGGCAGCCACCGCAACTATATCTTTTGATACCCTCAGCCGTTCCCGTTGCTGCCGTAGCCCCATTTCTTTTGAAAAATCCAGATAGGTCTTATTGGTCAGCCGCAACCGGCATCTAGCCGCCGTGACATCTTCCTTGTCTGCTCCGGCCTTTTCCAGGAGTTCCACATCCTGTTTCTGCTTTCGGATGGTACGCTCCAGGCGGCGCTGATGCTGCAACGCCGCATAGGTGTCATATTCCCGGCCTTTATATACCTTTTTCTCATTTTCCTTCTGGTTCTGCTCTGCCAGCCACTCATCCGTGTATTTGCGCTTGCTTATGCCCGGTATAAAGGCAAAGGCGATGTGATAACAGTTAATTCCTCCAAAGCCAAGCATCTGCCCTTTTCCGCAAACGGTCCGCATCTCCTCACTGCTATAGACCTTCCCCTGCCAGCTCTGGTGGTTCTGATAGCCTGTCCCAGTATTTCTGGCCCCCATGTGCCAGTCCACCTCGCAGTAGTCTGTCTGCAGTGCCTCCATGTTCTTCTCGTTGACCTTATCTGTCATCTGGGCCACGCCCGTCATCACCGCGCGCCTTGCTGCCACCTCAATCCGGTCAGACTTTCCAGATGCATAATCCACCGTCCGGATGCCGCTGGCCGTCATCTCGTCAATCACCTCACCGATAGCCTGGCTGTATGTCCTGGCGCCGGTGGTGATTCCCAGCATGGCCTTGTCCAGGCTGCGCTCCAGGTATTCTGATAGTGGCGTGAATACCTTCTTGCTGCCGCCCATCGGCACGTTGAAGCCCGTTGTCTGAGTGATGTTTTCCAGTGGCCGCAGGCCGTCCTTGGTCTGTCTCCTGGCAGCATCCACAATCTGCTGCAGCCATTGGTTGCCCTCATAGGGCTGGTAGCCCTTGCCAGCAGCCTCATAGATTGCCTTGTTGCGGATGCAGTCAGACTTGACCGCCTGTTCATAGATGTCATCCACCTGAAGGCCCGCCTTTCTGATGCCCTCACCTATCAGCTGTTTAATTCGCACCCGGCCTGCTCCAATGGCATCCATCCTCACCAACAGCCAGTCAATGACCGGAGTAACCCGTGCAGCCTCCTTGATGCGCTGTATAATCTCATCCATGATGGACAGCTCCAGAGCCGTCATGGTGCGCTCCAATGGTTTGGGCAGCTTCTCCAGCTCCTCTGGTGTCAATCACATCACCGCCTATTCTTCTGTCATTGCCGGTTCCGGCAGATTCTTGACCGCCTCTTCCAGTGTTTCCCCATAATACTTAGCCCGATACTCTTCTAATCTCATAACTCCCATCGCTACATCCTTGCGATCCTGCTCCCGCTCAGTCTCTGCGTCAACCATCACACTGTCATCCCAGTCAGATGACACTTCGCAATCATTGCCGGCCGGAACCAATCCATATAATGCCGACCAGAAACTCATAGCATACACCAGGTCTTCCAAGGCATCCTGCAGAGCCATTTGGGTGTCCGATACCATCACATAAGAGCGCTGCTTGCTGGTCTTAATCTCAGTGGCTGTCTTATCCACGCTCTGTGGGTCTGACAGGGTGCCATAGGCCAGGTTACAGTTGAACTCCACCAGCTTCAGCTGGTTATTAAATCCGTTAAACAAGGCTGTGTCCCTTATTTCTGGGCTGAAGGTGTCAATGAAAGGCTTATCCGCGGCGCCCGTATTGTATTCCACGTTTCGGTATAACCGTTCCTTACCTCCCGGATACTCAAACTTGTCTCGGTCCTGGTTGTACTTTAGCAGGGAGGTGGCAATATGGACAGCCAGCTGTGTCCCCTCATACTCCCAGCAGATGTTGGAATAGCGCCTGTCTGCCTCCCGGATCAGGTCCACGGCCCTGGAAAACACAGATACGCCCAGTGGGCTGTCGGAATCGTCCGCATTGGCCAACGGTACCTTAAAGTACCCAAACAGCAACCGGTCTGCCCCCTCAAGTAGCAGCTCCGGAACCAGCTCCGACCACCTGTCTATGGAGCTGACCACCACTTCGCTGCCAAGGCTGTAATCATTTGTGGCCACAAATGCACGGTTGGTAATATGTACCCGTTTTCCCTGCAGCGTGTGTACCTCCAGCCTGGTATATATCTTCTGACCCTTCCGGAACTGCTCTGTGAATACACACTGCGTAATCCGACCGGAACTATCGAAAGACAACGGGAAGAAACAATCAGCCTGTACAAACTGTACTTCAATACCCTGCTGGGTAATGTACGGCTTCATCACCAGGCCGCCTTTAGCACATCCGTATTCGACATACCGGCGCAAATCCTTGATCACCTTACGCTGATATTGCTCATTTAGGTAATCCGCCGCCGTTCCACCTGTCACCTCAGATTTAAGCTCCAACGTCACCAGGCGCGCAATCTCTGAGGCAATGGCCGGCGCTAAGTTCGCACTGAGCACGTCCTTGTTATTCACCCAGGGGGACCGGTTCTCATACATCCGGGTCCACAACTCTATCTGGTTCGCCATCTGGGATGTCAGGCACACATCCACCTGCGTGTCCGCATCCTTATTCAGGACATTCGTGATTAAGTCCAGCATCTTTGTGAATCTCATCGTCCCCTCACCTCCTATCCATACTTTATGAGCCTGCTAATCTGCCGTTCAAACGTATACTCAAAGCTGTCCAGGCTGTCAATATCGCTTGTGCCATCATCTAACCGGACATTCTTCGTCAATTCCTTTGGGTCCCACACGGCTGTGCTCAGGGCATCCACAAGGCTCTGACACTCTCCCTGGACATAATAAAAACGCCCCTGTGCCATCAGTATGGCGGTGGCGTTAATCCTGTCATTAATTTCAGTCTTCAGTGCATTTTCTACACGTACCCATCCAAGTCCATGTTTACGCAAGCTGCTCCGGATGCCAGCTATCAGCGTCTGCTCTGCGCTGTCTGCATACACTGTTGTAATGTACCCGTACCTGCTGATAATCTTCTGGCAGAAGTTACAGAACATGGTCCCCAGCATTTCTGGGTCAATCTCTATCTGATTCCCCTTCTCGTCCTTGCAGCCAATCCATTCTGATGCCAGGACAACCACGTTATGGTATCCCCTGGTGATGGCTGTGGCCGTGAAGGCATGGCCGGAACCACTGCCGCCAAAATCAATCCCCAGAATAATTTCCATGATGTCTTTAGGTTTATCTGTCAGGCGGAACGTGTACTGCTTGGTACTCGTATCATCAGCAAACCGGCGATAGATAAGGCCGTTGGCCACCACGCGCATTCCCTTGATGTCCCGGAGGTACCAGATACTGTTCTTATCATACCGGCTTTCTACCTCCCGCAGACGCTCTGGGGTGATGTTGATGTTGTCGTAGATGGTGCAGTGCATATAGTTGTATCCGCCCGGGAAGTCCCCTGCATCTGCCTGCCTTTGATACTTGTCTATATACTCCGCATAGATGGGTGCTCTTGGGTTATCCGGATTCAGGTCCCAGAACACCTTCAGGCGCTGGGCTGCCAGCTGACGGTTGAATGCCTCCTTGATGGTATTGTCATGATGCAGGTTAATCTCAGTTGCAATCCACATGCCGTAGGAGTTACCACGAATCTTTTTATAGCTGTCTTCTTTGGCAGCTCCCGCAAATATGATAATCTTCTGCTTCCACCGGGTATCCGGTCCCTTGATATACAGAGCCTCATTGTCTTTATACTTCCCCCAGTGGCATTGACCACGGAATATCCATTCAAGGCCATAGCCATTGGCGTCACCGATGTTAAGCTTGGCGTTGGCCATCGTGGATCCAGTGGCCAGGTGGATCCGGTCTGGTGTGGTTTTTAATTCATGGGCGAAGGCAAACACGTTATCCACTGTCTTGCCGGCACGGACCGCACCTTCCGCCACGTTATACATACAGGCTTCGCACCTGCGTATATAATCCTTGTGCTTTTCGGAAAAGTTAAACGGGATGGTCTTTTTCCTGACAAACCTATTTACCGCTGCCATAGATATCCCCCTCTATCTCCTCCATGTCCTCCAGCTCCTGGTTGTTCCCGGTTAGCTTATCCGTCTGCGCCCGGAGCTGTGCAATCCGCGCCTTCTGCTCCTCACTGGCCAGCTCCCAGTTTTTATGTAGCAGCTCATCATACTGTTTGATAAGACCCTCCAGCGTTTTCTGGGCTCTGGCCTGCGCCTGCAGGAAATTTCCCTGCTTGTCCCAGGCCTGCTGTACCTCCCAGCGCTCCTCTGTGACCGTCTCCCCATCCTTATGGCCTATCTTAGTGATGGTTACATCCTTCTGGTCCCTCACATACATGATGGACTGCGCCCGGATAATGGCGGCATAGGCTATCTGCACCTGGTCCCATAGGATGTCCAGCGGGTCCGTGGGCATCTCCTGGATAATGGAAACGGTCTCCTCAGGCAAGTACTTGCTGAAGAAACCGTATTTTTCTGCGTTCTTATTCTGTTTTGGAGCCCCATGGCCAACAGCATTTTGATTACCCGCAGGAGCTCCTTTATGATTAGTAACGTTACCTTTCGCATTTGGTAACGTTACTTTATCCCACTTGTCTTGATTTTTCCATTTACGAATCTGTTCTTCTGATACCTGCAACTCGGCAGCTATGTCTTTCAACTGACGTTTTTGCCCACTGTCCAGCCATAGCTGCAGCGCTTTGTCCCTGTTAGGGCTCCTGGGTCTTGGCATAATCACCACCTCTTGTCATGGCATAATAAAAGCACCTGCAGGTATCAGCAGATGCAAAAAATCTTATAAAATATCTATATTCCTCTTGACTAGCACGCAAATACGTGCTATAATTATATTATCAAAAGAAAGGAGGAACGCAAATGAATGAATCGGCCAGCGAGATAATCAAAGACCTCTCAGAAGCACTACTCGCAATCGTCACCGCCATCTGCCTGATAGTAAAGACGAAACGAGATAGTAAATCCAAAAGGTCTAAGAAAAAGCGAAAGTAAGGTTTGGGGCTTCGGCCCCTTCCTTCTTCACATATAGTATACCACATTCATTTGCTGAAATAAACATGAAACTTTACCGTACAATATTGATAGTACTCACTGTACTTTTCCTCTATGAAGGGTTCAATGGTGAATTTGCCGCGCCAACCCTGTTTGATTGGATTAAGTGGGCTGCATGGCTTTTCTGCTCCATCACCTACGTCATATGCTCCAGGAGGAACAAACGATGCGATTAAAGGAAATACGAACTGAAAAAGGGTTATCTGTCCCAAAACTTGTTGAACTGTCCGGCGTTCCCCGTCGTACCATCCAGGACCTGGAGGCCCGGGGAGACGGCAGGGTATCAACGGCAATCAAACTGGCGGATGCTCTGGGCGTCACGCTGGATGAACTCTGCAGGGATGAGGCGGCCGAATAGGCCGTCTTTCCTTTGTTTGTTTTGGGGTATGGGAAAGGGCCACCCGGAAGAGGCCCCTAATCATCGCCTTTTATATGATAAATTATGGCTTTTCTTCCTCATCTATCATTTCAAGAACTCTTGTCACAGCATATATATTGAACAGTTGAAAAATTGTAGAAACGAAACTAACTGTCCTCCACAGTATTATTCCAATAAAAATAAAATAAACCGCAATTAAACTTACTGCAATCACATTATTTACTATCATGTTTAAAAATAATGTAAAACTGTCAGGCAAACAAAACATCACTATTTTCATAATCAATGTTACAATTATCGCAATAACATACAATAGCATTAAATATACAAAATTCTCATTGATATCTTGTAATCTACTCTTTTCTCCTCCGTCACATACTTTTGTGTCTTTTAGAAGTTGAAGTAACATCTGTTTATTCATAAAGGCTTGTAGCAAGGAATATCCAGTGAAAATCACTCCGAAAAGTGCTAGTGAAACATTTAAAATAGCATCTATACTTTCTCTGAAAATAGTGACTGTTTCTTTATGAATTCCGACTATGGAACCGAGGATACAACATATAACTACTAATATCCATCGTGATTTCCTATTCTTCTTTTCAACTTTAAGAGCTTTGATTGCTTTAAAAAGTAACTTTTCAGAAGGTTCAGATTGAAGTAATTGTTCAATATTATCAAGATTTAAATTATCCATAATCATCCCCCTCCCAATTCCACAAATCTTACAAAAACACATCCACATCTTCTCTTCGTAACCACAGTATAGAACAAATGTTCGATTCTGTCAAATTAGAATATTTAATGAGTATAAGCTACTCATAATAAAAGGACACCCTATCTCTAGGATGCCCTAATCGTATCTGGAAAACATCATGGGGGATAAAACCAGATACCTCACCGCTTGCATACCCTGCGGCATTGTCCCGTAATGTACGGGTCTGTCTTATGAGGGATTACACAATACCGGTTAGTCAGCCGCCAGGGTGTGACACCTGGCGGCCGTTATTTGTGAGGAGGATGCTTCCGCCCTCTGGCTTCCGCATGATAACATATTAGCACTTTTCTTCGGGACATTGGGGGACATTTTCAAAAAATCTTAAATTTCGTTTCTTACAGCTATCTTCCGTAAACTTCACCCGCCTCTTCGGAAACATCCGGTTCATGGCCTGTGCCACCTTCCACCAAGGCAGGCCATCTATGTAATACAGACGGAACATGGTCCGCACCTCGCTCTTTGGTATGCCCTGTATATATTCCTCCGCCTGGCAGGTCAGCTCCAGCAGTTCCGCCTCCTTACGCGCCAGAAGCTGCCTGTACCGCTCCCTCAGCCGCTGCTTCCGGTAATGCTCCGGCACGGGGTATCCCGTGACCTTAATGCTTCCTATCGTCCCATCCCGCCTTGTACCCTTCACCGTATCTGATACCTGGTGCGGCTCCTCCAGGAACCTGTCCAGCTTCTGAATCCGTCGCCTTATGTCCTTTATCTCCTCTTTCATCTCGCAATACTGTATCAGCACCTCCTTGTCCATCGGCATCACCTCCTCTTCCGCTTATCCCTAGATACCACAATCGGTATCCTGCCCAAATCGTGCCCGCATCCCTTCAATACTTGCGTCACCCTGTCCCATTCATCGGCCAGTTCTGGCGCGTTCCCATCCTCCGCCCTGACAAAGGTATATCGCTTTTGGTATAGGATACCCACACCACTGTAATGCTCTATCTGCTGCCGGTGCCGGATGCCCAGCATTACCATCAGTTCCGCTGCTCTGTACCGGCCGTCGTATTGGCCACAATCATACAGGTCGTAGTACACAGGTTTTGATGCCACGTACAATCACTCCCTTCGGCGGCTCCCGCAGCTCCGGAACCGGGCGCAGGCTGGTGTACATATAGGCCG